TGCTTACCATTGAACCTAATGGTCCACGAGAAGGTAAAACTGATTGTAAAGGTTTGGATGCCGGTGATTTTGCTTTTAATAGAAAATCAAATAATCCCATATATGTACATTTAAGTTCAAAGTTAGTAAAAATATGCTACCAAACTGCCACCTGAAATTTAGGAGCAGTTAAATGAGTAAATACTGCATACCTACAAGCATCCATAGCATCATCATTTGCCTTAACAGGTTCTTCTATTACATTGTCGTTTTTATCCTTCTTCCACTTATAAGACATAAATTCACGCTTCAAATTTTGACTATTGTAATGAATATTTATAGGATATGATTTCATTTTAACAATACCCGCCCATACATCTTTTTGAGCAGGTTTAATATTAAATCCTTGCCTATAAAGTTCCTCAATTGATTTTGGTTCGGCAGCATCTGCGTAAATTGTTGCTCTGTCAGGTATTTTTTCCTTTATTAATCTTGTCAAGTCGGATAGCGTTAAACCGCTTTGATAAATAATCTCTTCAAAATAATTCTGCCCTTCGTGATGAGTTACTTTAACTAAAACTGCGGGGTGTACATATCCAAAGTCTAATCCATAGAACACATCTCCGCTTGGTGCTTCATCATATTGCTTCCATTGCGTATAAATTAATTCTTTTGCTGCTCCTCTTTCGCCTAATCCATAAACCTTCCACATAAAGTCATCGGGCAAATCCTTGTATTGCTCAATATTTTTTATTTGACTTTCCGTCAAGTTAGATATGTTGTTTAAATATGTTGAGTGTATTCTTTTGTTTTTAGGCTCATCGGCTACCTCGTAAACCCAAGATACAAAATCGGCAGGGTTCCAATCCAAAAAGGTTTGACCTGTTGTTCTCATTAACAATTGGTCGTATAGGGTTTTTTTAATTAGGTTGGCTTCGTTTATAAATAAAATATCTCTTGCCGGTCCACGTGCTTTGCCTTCGTCTTCTAATCCAAATAATTCAATATAAGAACCATTATCAAACGTAAATATAAAATCGGAATAGCTAAACTTTTTTTCATCCCATAGCTGCCAATCTTCCATTATTTTTCTAAAGTCCCTGTAAACCCCTCTTTTAATGTGCGGAAGCGAATGCGATACTATTGAAATTCTAATTCTTTCGGTTGATAAAGCAATCCATACTAAAAGCTGAACAACTGAATACGACTTGCTTGAACGGGTGCCACCCTCGTTGCAAATAATAGGATATCCTTCCTCATATGCTTTTTTGTTAGCATAAAATACGGGAGTAACTTTAATCTTTAATTGGTTGGCAATTTGCATCAGGTTCTATTACTATTTGAATGTTCCCTTGAATATTTGCATTAATATCGGTGGTTTGCTTTGACTTTCCCTCAAGCCTATCTAATAACTCTTGATATGCTCTAATATCGCCTTTCATAGCCTTTGCTATTATCTTCATATCCAATTGCTCGGCAATCGTAAATTCTTCCATTTCGCCGGTAACAGGGTTTTTGGTTGTTGTAACCAATTCCAATAATCTCAAAAGTCTTGTTTTGCTATTTGGTATTCCTTTTGGTCTGCCGGCAGGATTGCCTGACTTTCCTTTTTCAAATGGAACTAAATTTTCGTTATTCATCTTTTTTATTATTAAAGTGCGCATTATATTCTTTGTCAGAAGCAGTATCAAGGCTTTGCTTTCTTTTAACTAAAGTTTTTAAATGCTCGGGGTCTAATCTTTTAAATTCTCTTTCTTTTTTCTTTTTTCTAATTCTATTTAACTCCTCATTAACCGAATCACATCTCCACATTTGCTCAAGCGAATAATATACTATTGTATATCGATATGCCTCTTCATTTTCTTTTTCAAAGTTAGTTACTCCGTGTAAAATACTTTGCCCATCAAAAACTGATAGGGTATTATCATCTATTTCAAGCTTAATATTATATTCAGGAAAAACAAGCCTCCCTCCTTTCATACCTTTTTTAAAGGCAACCATATTTGACAATACCCCTTTAAAATTTCCGGCGTCGTGATGGTATTTTAAAGGATTATCTTTATTTACGATACCACTTGTAAATGGAGTGCCATCTATCATCCATTCCCCTAATATTTTTTCTTTAACAATGTTTTCGTGAATTTCAAATATTTCAGGAAAATATTGCCTATAATATTCTGTTAGCTTTTTAGCGTATTCTGTAATAAAATAGTGCTGCTTTGGAAAATTATTAATCATACTTGTTGAGCTGCAAAAGTCTTGCCTCATAGTAACCTTTGGTCTATATCCAAAAATTGCCGATTGGCTTTTTAATCCTCTTGAGCGAACTCCGGTTGTATATTTAATATTTTTTACTGCCCATCTTAAAGCATCGGTATCGTTTTTTAATTTAACATATAATATTCTTGGAATACCATTTTCAGTAATTAAACAATCATAGTTTATAAGTTGCACAGCATCAGAATCTAATGCAGTTCTTTTTTTAAATTGAGATAGCTCAACTTGCTTCGGTTTGATTTCTAATATTTTCATTTTTTTATTATTATATGACTTCCCGATGGGTGATTTGGCTTTTCTTTTATTTCAATGCTTCTTGGATATAATGCCTTTATAATATTAATATCCTTTATTTTATCATCTATTCTTTCATTAATACTTCCAAGTCCGCCTTTTTCATATCTTTTAAAGTCTAAAAAAGTATAGTTTATAATTAAATTATACTTGTATTTTTTTTTGTGATATATGGTAGCGTAATAGTCCGGTATTGTATTTATTTCATTATGGAATCTAAATGAAGTTTTTTTAATTGCAAAGCATCTACCATCAACTAAACCTGAATATGAAAAATTATTTTTAAAATAAAAGGAATTGCCGGTATTGTTTAGCCCTATTAATTTAATACCGCTCTGTTCGGCTATTGGTATAATATTTATAAGCTCATTAATTGGAAACATTGTATCACATTCAACAAACTTGCTATCTTTTATTTTTTTTGCACCTATGCAATCATCGCTCATAAATATTCCCCACTCATCATATTCGAGCATATCCAAGCCAAAATTAAAATTGTTTTGTATTCCTTTTGGCTGATTTGTTTCAATCAAAGTTCCTTTTGGACCAATGCAATTAAATTTATCTTTATTATTATGGCATAAAACAAAATGCTCAATATCAATCATTTTTGAAGTTGTAGCGGTTTCGTATCTATCATAATACATTAAAAATATCTTCATTATTTTTCGTATTTTTCAAGCAACAATAAAAGAACTTGGCTATTATCTTCAAGGTCATTTGCCTTTGCAATCGCATCTAATCTGCGCATTGTTGGTTCAAAATTTTCATTCTCAAAATAAAGAACGATTTGCTTTATATTGTTATTTAGGTATTTATCAAGGGCATTTCCTAATAAGTCCTTGTCAATTTCAGGCTCTTCATCATTATCTAAATGAAAAACAGGAACATCTAAACCCCATTCTGATAATAGTTCGCTATCCCATTCGTTTGCCAATAAATCCCAATCCCATTCTCCATAGCCTACATTGTCTTTAACAATAAATTCTCGTTGTTGTTCCTCTGATAATCCTTTAGCAACTTTAACCGGCACATCGGTTAATCCGGCTTCAATACAAGCCTTTAATCGCATATTTCCGCCTAATACTACACAGTTTTCATCTATAACAATAGGTCTTAGCTCAAGCATTTGCGGAAAGTCCTGAATTGATTTAACAAGTTGTTTAAACTTGCTATCCTTAATAATTCTTGGATTGTTTGGGTTGGGTTTAATTTGTGTTATTTTCATAGGTTAATTTTATCTGCCCTGACCTCTATATTTTTTAGGTTTAGGACTATGTTTATTATATGATTTTTTAGCGTTGTTTTTTTTCTTTTTGCCGAAGCTAACCTTGCCGTTACTGCTTAATTTTGCCATAATATTCTTTTATATAATCAGCCACAAAGTTAAAGGCTTCTTCTTTAGTTTCTCCATATACGAAATGATTTATTCCCTCAATTACAAAAGTGTAGCCAAAATATCCGTTTACTGGCTTTACTTCTTTTATTGTTTCGTATATGTTATTTATATTTTTCAATTATTTCTTCCAATTCGCTTCTTGACCATTTCTTAGTTACTCTTGCATTTGCTTCAAGCCATTCAACCATATCTAAGCCAATTTTGTCGATTAGGTTTCTGCGATAGCCTATTAAATGGAATTGGTCAAACCCATTACAACCTTTGCACTCTCCGTTTACGTTGTATTCGTTAAACCTTAAGGCTGACCCATTCTTTACAGGAACATAATGCCCTGCATCCATAACTTCGTGTCCTTTTACTTGACCACAACTAATGCAAGTAAAAAATCCTTCTTCGTTATCTCGGTATCTAATATATCGGTTAAATATATGTTGAGCCTTTGCCGTTAATTTAGGGAGCGTTAATGTTGCCATATTACAAAATTAGGGATTAACTTGTACACGAGCAATTAAATGCCGGATTGAGGCTATCTAAATCTTGCCCCTTAAATAAATTGTTTTCTGCCATCATTAGCAAATGCTTGTATGTTGTATCTTGAAAGTAAGTATGCCCCCCCCCTTAACTTTGCTTAATTCCTCATCTTCAATCCATTCTTTAGCAAGTTCAGGATAAGACCTAAGAATATTTATTATCGCATTTTTACCTTTTAAAAAGCATAAAGTACAATTACCTAAAATTGCAGGAATTTCTAAAGTATAAGGTTTATTCTTCCAATATTCATTTACATAGGCTTTATCTATTCCGGCTTCAAATAAAGGAAATTTTGGATGTATGTATGCTTGTCTTTGCTCATACCCTTTTACTCTTCTTTCTTCATCTGCCCTAAATCCTACTAACCATTCATAGTTTTGTTTGCCATAATTTGCCCTTAACCACCTTTTAGCCGTTTTTATTTTTAATTCAATAGTACAGGAACGCTTAACTCTATTTGGTATATGATTCCATTTATTATGCTCTAACATTCCTCTAAATCCACCCTCATATTGAATACGAATTATAGGTATATTTTCAAATGCTTCAAAATCATTTATAAACTTATATGTCTTGGGGTGTTCTCTGCCGGTATCAGCAAATATAACTAAGTCGCCTGGTCTATAATTTAATATAGTCATTAAAGCACTTGTTTTGCCCCCACTAAAATTTATTACTCTTATCATAATTTTATTTTAATACTCGAAAACACACTTTGCGACCATTTACCTCAAATCGTTTCTTTTGTAAAGGATTTAAACCCATTCTTATTGAATATTCCGGCACTCCTGTTACTCTAACTGCATAAGCTATTGATCTAAATTCCGTTGATTCTTTTGTTTCTATATCTATCATTTTTATTGCTCTTGCGTTCTCAAAACCTTTCACTTCTCCTCCTTTCATAATTTTTGTATTTCATTTTTTACTTCATACCAATAAGATAAATCTTCACTTAAATTCCAAGATATAACACTTAATATTTCATCTACTGCTATTAATGCACATTGTTGTACTTTTTCAAATGGTACAAATCCATCTAAAAGAACATAATAACTATCTATTAAGTCCGTTGCTTTTTCTTTTGGTGTCATAATTGGCTTTTAATTATTCTTTTGATTAATTCTTTAAACAGTTCCCAAAGTATTATGATTAATATTATTTCCATAAACTTTTACTAAATGATATTGTGTAAATAACTACTAATAAACATATACATAAAGGAATGCTAATAAATATAAATTTTAAATAGTCTAATATTTTTCTCATTGTTATTGGTTTATAAATTCATTATATAAATCTTCTACGCTTTTACCCATTTTATCATTTGTTCGCATAAATATTATTAAATCAATCATCTGTTCTTTTTCTTTTTCAAGATATATATTAAATCCTTTATCAAATATTTCATTAGCCATATAAGGATAATTTGCCTTTAATTCATCAAACCATTCTGTTAATGCAGTTTTCATAATTATTTGTTTTTAAAATATACTCGTGACTCTAATCCTATCTTTTGTGCCAATCTATAAACCTGTCTTTCGCTTAAATTTACTTTCTTGCAAATATGTTTAACGCTTGGATAGTTTTTTTTATCAGACCAAACTTCAGCAATAGCATTTGAGTAAATATTGTTAAGGTTTAAATCTTCCCCGTTATATTCTATATCAGGGTACTTTTTGCAAATGTGTTGATATAATTTTTCGCTCATAGTTTAAAAATGCCCCCACTTGATAAATAACACCCTTTATTTTGTTAATTAATTATTTGTGAGGGCAATGTTTTATTTTGTTTTTAAATAGTTAGCCATTGCGTTTCTATTAGCTTCTTTGTCTATGTCTTGGCTTGTTCGGTTGCTATCGCCCATTGCTTTGAATTGTGCGTGTTCTTCCTCTTTGACGTTTATATAAGCCTGATGCCTTTCTTCCCTGTATTTTTCTAACATCTCAAAGAATGTAGGCATATCCATTCGGTCATAAACTTTCCCGTATTTAAATTTAGGTAATCCATCTAAAAACAAAAGAATATCTTGAATAGCTAATTGGTCGCTTTCGGCTTCATCTAAAATAGAATAAGATAAATCGGCAACCTGTTCCGGAGTCATCCCAACTCTTAAATTAAAATTATTTAATGTTCGTGTTATTTGTTTGCTTAATACTGCGGCTATTTTATCCGTTCCGTACATTTCTTTTAAAGCCGGTATTCTTTCTGCAACAGGAACCAATTCTATGACCCTTAAAGGCAATGCTTCGCCTTTTTCTTTATACCGGCACATTTCATTGTAAACTCCTCCATTATTGCCACTCACTATTGCGTTTAATAAAGGCTTCGTGTAGCTGTTGGTCGGTAATTTTTGCAGCGACTTTTGGTTGTTGGTTATTGCTAATGACTTCATCGTTCCAAGATTTGTTGTTTAAAAATGTTTCAGGGTTTTGTCTAAATTGCTTGTCAGGTCTTGCTATTTTGTAAATTTCGATAAAATTCATCGCTTTTTGCCTTTCTTCATCGTTTAAATTTTCCCACTTCTTTTTTAATTTTTCTTTATTACCAACCCTTTTATCGTAAAAATCCCAAAACCATTCAAAATCTATATTTATTTGCTTTTCTTTTATTTCTTTTATTTTACTTTCTTTTACTTTTATTTCTTTTTCTTTTCTTTTATTTGCATTAGCCTCCCCAATAGCCCCCCCATTAGCCCACCTATTAGCTGCCCCATTTTTACCGCTTTGGCTTAATTTTTCTCTTAAACCTAAATGCTCTTGAAGCCTTTCGGACCAAAATTCCCCTTCTTCGATAGTAAAAAGGTCAAATTGGGTTATTACACCTTTAACTTTAACATCCGTTGATTGCATTTGCATACTAAGAATAGGAATAAGCTCTAAGGGCATTTTGCCTCCGGCTTCGGCTAATCTTTCAATTAAAAACCAATAAATCCCATAGCCCTCCATTCCTAATTGATGCCTTAAAAAAAGCACTTTTGTATCATTAGCAGCATTATAATCGTGGCTAAAATAATATGACTTGTTTTTCATAATAAAAAAGGGATTTGGAATCCAAGCAAGTCGCATTTGCTTTTCATCCTCCTCCCTAATAAGTTTTCATTGGATATGCGACATCCGAAAGCAAAAATAAACTAAATAATCGAATAACTTGCAAATGTTTTGCCTTTTATAGTTACATATTCAGTTGCAATGTTTAAACCATCATTTCTTAGGTCTGAAATTCTTGCCGATAAACGGAAGCACCCAAACTTTGATAATGCCTGAATAGGGGTAATTGCCTTCCCTTTTTCTAAATAGGCTAGAATTTGTTGTTTTTGTGTTTTCATAGTTGGTTTATTTTAGAACGGAAGGTCTTTATCTTCGTGTTCTTGCTGGTTTGAATATTCTTTTTTCTCAAAACTATACTCCTTACCATTCCCGCAATATTTCTTTTTAGCCTTTTCTGCTCTTTCTTCCGCAGTTTGACTATTGCTAACGGTATGAGTATTTTGGTATTGGTCTTTTTCTTTGCGTTTATCAACTACTAAAGTTGCATAATGCTTAATACCTGATTTTGTTTGCACCGGCTTCCAATTAATGTCCTCTTGTGCGATTGAAATTACTACCATTGTTTTATTTATTTAAGGTGATTGTATAAGATTGCTTATATGATTTTAATGGAATTTGACCTCTTTCAAACTTTTTGCCGTTGTCTTCAATTTCCTTTTGCTCGGCTTTCAAAAGTTCGATTTTAGTCTGTAATTCCGCCCATTTTTCGGAATAGGCGGCATAGTCATAGGTTTGACTGTCTTTAAGGGCTAAATTCGCCCCTAAATGGTCATACTTGCCTTTTGGGCATTTGTCTAAGAAGTCGATTATATACTCCTCGCTTTTTGCTCTTAATTGTTTTGCAAAAGCCTCGACTACTGCAACCTTTACGGCTACATCTTCCGGCTTAATAGTGCCTTCGTTTAATTCGTTGGCTACATTTTGAGCTAAAGCGTCAATATCGCTTTTGGTTGGTGCGATTTCCCAAATTGCTAAA